CTAACAATCTATGCTGCTTCGTGCAACATGGAACCCATGCAAAACCGTGCTTTGTATTTCGATGCGGGTACAGCAGATTGGGTGGCCGATTGGCCAACAGCCGCAGGTCCAGGCTGGCAGTCCGTGCGGTGGTACAACCGTGTGGGCACGTCTACAGCTCGTTGGGACGCGGACAAGAAGTTTACATGCACTCCAGGCGAAGCCATTACAGCTTCGGTTTACCTCAAGGGTAACTCGTCGTTCACAATGACAACCGCCATCGACTGGTACGACAAGTACAACGTGTATCTGTCGTCCACAAGTGGGTCTGCTGCTGTGACCAACACATGGACTCGCTTCTCCCTGACTGGAACTCCTCCAGCAGGTGCGTACCTGGGTTTCTTTGCGATGTACTCGTCTTCCACCGTGGAGACGCGTATTGCAGCCGCCCAGGTAGAACTAGGGTCGTCCGCCACTGCTTGGGATCAGGGGGGTGGAGACCTTATGGTATTGATCGACCAGATGCCTGCGACTTCGCCTAGGTATCCTTTGATGAACGCAACCCTAGGCCTATTGGAGGCATAAAATGCAGACACAAGGCGGTGCTGATGCCGCACTAGCGGTAACCAGCCCTGAGCGTAGGTTCACGGCTCGTCTTCGAGTCGACTGGAACCGTAACGGCTCCTACAACCACGCTATGACCGATATGTCTGCGTATGTACAGTCTGCCAACACGGATGGATCGTTGAAGGGCTCTCTTCCTACTGAACTCAGTACGGTTGAGGGCTCTTCTTCGGTCCAGCTCACGGTAACCCTGTCCGGGCAGCGAAACGGTTTGGGTTTGGACGCTATTTTCAGCCCCTACAGGGCTGGGTCTCCTATCAACCCGCTGAACACCATTGGTGTGGAGATTAAGTACGACCTCGGGATGAAGACGGCCATCGGAACCGTCTGGTATCCTCAGTTTGTCGGCAATATCCGACAGATTTCCCCCGACCGGGGCTCTGGTGAAGTAGAAATCACGGCACTAGACCGTGTGGAGATGCTTCGTAGGCCTATCACGCTCCCAACCTGGGCTCTATTCGAGTTCCACCAGGGTTTGGGTGTAGTTGAGTCCCAGTATGCCGATGGTCAGTGGGTTATCGACCATGCTTTGAAGCTTTCCGACGCCTCTGCAAGCCCCTACAGGCCTGCAACACAGGCTGAGAACGGTATCTCGTCCACCGACAGGGCTACCCAGACTCAGCTATGGATTTCCGGGGCTGGTTCTTGGGTTCCGAACGTTGGTCTTGTCGACAACTGGAACACCCAGGATTTCCCAAAGACTCCGTTGCACAACGTGCAGATGTACGACCAGATCGGGCTACCACATCCTGATTCTCCGATCCCTACGAACAAGCCACTGGCGTTCAACACGATGGACGACACGCTAGGCCACTCGAACTACTACTGGGCAGCCGACCGTGACTATGTGAACTCCATTGCGGCTCAGTTCTTCGGATTCACGCTCATCACAAATGGGCGGAACAAGGATTACTACAAGACTGCACCAGATCAGCTCATCATGGAAATCAACATCGGTGATGGGTACTACATGGAAGCATGGATGGGTGCCGGGCAGGTTTGGTCCAGGTTTGTGAAGCCAAGTGTGGCTCTGGTTCAGACTACGGCTAAGATCAATATCCCAACCGGTCTCGACGGCGTTCGTGTAAATATCGCCTGGGAAGCCTTCCACGCTTCGGGCGTGAAGGCCTGGATCAAGGCAGGGGTTAACCAGACCGGGGCTGACTACACGGTTGTTGGTGCTCCCATCTCGTGGGGTGGGGTGGCAGATGCCTACCAGGGCTTCGTTCACGTTCTTCGCCGACAGGGTCTTCAGGACATCTACTGGGTTTCCACCAACTTTGGTGGCACCAACGCTGCTACCCAGACGGCTCAGTGGGGGAATCGACAGGCCAAGTATGCGGCTACGGTGGACAAGGGATTGGTCAAGCACTCCTTCTTCCCCCAGGTTCGTTCCCAGGACGCTTGGAATCTGATCTCTGATGTAGCCGAAGCTGAGTTTGGTTCGGTATTTTGGGATGAGAATGGTAAGTTCAACTTCTGGAACATGGAACGTATGCAAATGCTACGTAACAACCCAGTAAGGAACTTCTACCTAGACGATCTGACGTCGCTAGGGTTTACCAACTCCCTGGACTCGGTACGAAATGTCGTATCCGTTGAGGGCACCGCAAGGGTGGCCTATGGTGCGGCAAGCTTTGTTGCCGATGGTATCGATCAGTTCATTCTCCAGCCCGGAGAGAGCCGAACGTTCGTGTTCGACTCACAGGAAACGCAGACTCCTTCTCCTGAGGCGGTCTATCACTACTCCACGAACCCAGGGAACATCTACGGGTTCCCGATCTGGAATGATGACGTGCCCCACGGTTACGTGCCGCAGTATCTCCTGAACGGCGTGTGGCAGGAAGCAGACAACCTGATCAGTGGCCTGGAAGTTCTGGCCTCGTTCGACCCTCAGAATCGACTGGTTCTGAAGATGCGTAATGGCTATGACGTACCGGCTAGGTTCGCCACAGACGAAGGACAGCCCGCCTTGCATGTCGGGGGTACCGTCACGGGTGCTAGGCCTCCTACGGCTGAAATGTCGGCCAATACGACGTCTGTGGGTAAGTATGGGGCTCGTTCCTTGCTCATCTCGGGCAACTGGGTATCGGATGCCTACAACCATAACAACATGGTGGCCCGTTTGCTGGGTGAGACCGTTGAACCTGTCCCAGTAGCAGACACGATCTCCATTCCAGGCGATCCACGCCTCCAGCGCGGCGATACCATCGAAATCCGAGATCGTTCGGGTCTGGGTGAGCGCTTCGCAGCACAGATTTACGGCATCAACCGGACGTTCGACGTGAACACCGGTCTTATCGATGTCCTTACCGTCCAGTTGACTCGTCTAACCGGTGGCCTATGGGATGACGCCCAGTATGGTCTTTGGGATAGCACTCTCGTTTGGGGTTACTAATGGCTTTCGTAGCTATGGCACCTGCCGTAACAGGTCAGGTAGCTTCTTCTAGCGAATACAACAAGGTTGTCAGCAACATCCTGGACCTTGATGCTCGAATGAACGCGGTGGTAGGCAACCAGGCCTACTGCCATGTTTACCAGACCAGCTTTGGTGTACAAACCATTGCGAGTCTCACCCCTACGGCCATCAACTTCGATGCCGAAGTGGTAGACCCACTGAACTGGCATTCCAACGTGTCCAACGCGAGTCGGATCACGCCTACGGTTGCTGGTCGATACCGATGCACGGGTGGCATCTGCTTCCCGGCTGCTGGTACGGGTCAGTTCCTTGGCCAGTTCCGAAAGAACAATGCGCTGGTGGTTGGTTCGTCCACCTACCAGGACAAGCAGCTATATTCGTCCGGCTTTGTGGCTTTGTCGTCCATCTCCACGGCTACCATCCTGGTGAATGGTACGACCGACCACATTTCGCTCTGGTGCAACCAGAACACGGGCGGTAACCTGACCACGTTCTCCAACACCACGGACCAGCATAGTTTCATGCTGGTTGAATACCTGGGTGCTACATAAACCGGAGGGCCTAATGACGGAGGATGGTAATGTGCATTCCATCGGAATGACAGAACTGTATACCGAGATCAGGTCCTTGGGTGACAAACTCGGGGACTACATCAACAGACACGACGTCGAATCTTCGACTCATGCGCACCAGATTGCAGACCTGCGCAACGACTTGACGGCGTTGGAAGTAAAGTTCGAAGCTGAACGACTCAGTAGGGTAACAGCCTCCAGGCAGGCATTTTGGGCAATTATGACCGCCCTTGTGTTCCCGGTGGTTGTGGGTGTCACAGTTGCCCTGTTGCTGACCAACTAGGAAAGTAGGAATTATGTGGACCGCAGCCTATTGGAAGGCCCTTGCCGAAGAGACGGTACAGGGCTTCAGTGCTGGTGCACTGTCGGTTTTGGGTATGGAGTTCTTCAACGTGATTGAGACGGACTGGAAGGCAGCCCTAGGGGTTGGCCTTGGTGGTGCCGTTCTGGTCGTGCTGAAGGGTCTGGCCCTGAAGAATGTTGGCGCTCCCCAGAGCCCATCGGTAGTGAAGTAACCTAGAAACGCAAAAAGAGCCCCCTCCCAAATTGGGAGGGGGCTTTTCTTGTTTGTGCTACTCGATGAAGAACTCACCGTTCAGGACGTCGATATAGTCCTTAAGGTCCAGGTCGTCTTCCTGGTCCCCTTCACTGGTCGGGTTGCTCAAGGCGTTTGATCACCTCTTCTATGTAGTGGATGGCCTTCTCCAGGTCTACCTTTCGGTCTTCGACGCTACCCTTCCTCTTGCGGAGGAGGTACTTCACGGCGTTGCCCTCATAGAAGTCAAGGCCGTACTCGTCGATGATGTCGAAAGGCATGAACCGGTGGGAGTTGTAGTGTGTTCCTCCCACCTGCTTCCTAATCGTCGTCATCGTCGTCTCCGTTGTCTGGTGGTGCACTGTACGGAGAGAAGAAGTACCGTTCACCACCACAATCTGAGCAGACGTAGTCACCTTGCATACCAGATGCGTTGCATCCGGGGCAGGGGTGCATCGTCATTAGTCGTCCTCGGGGTCTTCCTCAGCGTTGTCTTCCATGTCCTTCCAGAGCCTGTCCAGCTCCTCATCGGAGAACTCGCCCTCACCGTTTACTCTGTGCTTACCGGCCACTTTCTTCCTCCTGCTCATCGAATATTTGGTCTAGGGTTTCGTCTGCGGAACGTTGCTCGCAGTGTCTACACATCAGTCGTCTTCGTCTGTTTCTGGGTATCTAGGAACCTGCTCGTCGAGTTCACGGATGAACTCCTGTAAGCGCTCGTCGTCAGGATTGGTCATGCCCAACCCCACTGGACGCCTTCCTTGATGTCATCTTCGTCATCGTCCTGCTTGTCGTCCTTCTTCGGGTCAGTCATCCTCACTCCAGATGTACTTGTCTGCTGCTTCGTCACCGATAGCGTCTCGGATTGCCTGCTGCTCTTCCTCGCTCAGCGCGTTACCGTTGGGATCGGTCATCGTCCTTCTCCTAGGAGTCGTTCAACAGTCTCTTCCAGTCGATCTAACAGTTCATCGGTTAAGTCCTCGGGGTCACCCATGCGTACAGCCTCCGTACCCCTTGAACTTGCCGCACACGTAGCACCAATTCGAACTCATTTGTCTCCCCACCCTCTTCCTGTACAAGCATCCGAGCAAGAGGACGCGTCGCGTCCTCCGCAGCGGTCACACACCCATTCACTCACTTCTTCATTTCCTCTTGCTCCCACTGCCAGCAGGCGATACACACATCCACCTTCCGGCCGTCTTCTGGATCGGTTGCTAACAGGTCGATATGAAACCAGTAAAGACAGATCCCACACATCGCCCCGTCTTCAGTGGGTTGAGGCCACGGGCTCATGTCACCATCCTTAGGTCTGAAGCATGATGCACGTTCTTACATGTGCATCCATTGCCTTGGATACAACCGAGGTGTCATCGTTGGTCACGCTGTAGCCACATACACAAGTCCAGGTCAATCTTTACACCTGCTCTGGTGTGCGTCTACCAGCTTGGAGAACAGCACAGCATTGTCGGTTGTGATCGAAGCACCACAAATGAAACAGGTCCAACTCACTTGCCAACACACCTTTCGTCGTTGCGGTACTGGTTCAGCGAACCAGACCTGGAACCGTCCATGTAGACGTAGTAGTCCCCGTTCCGACAGAACAGAATGACATCGGACCGGTTGTCCGGGGTGCGGAACTTGTCCAGCACCGTGTCAGGACGCCCTGAGAAGGGCTGTGAGCCCCTGATGGGGGCAGCCCCACAGGCTACCATCCCCAGGGCTAGTACGAGCGCCACAGAGGCGCTGAGAGCCTTATGCATGGTTCCTCCTAGAAGTCGTTTTCGCTTGCCCACATATCGGCCAAGTACATGTAGGCCTTCTTGGTCCACCTCGCATCAGACAACGCGTGGTGGTGTACCTCATCCTGAAGTGGTAGCTCCTTGACACCCATCGACACCATGAGTTGCTTGACATCGTTGGTGTACCACGGAACTCCGACCGGCATGTCGACCATTCGCCCGAAGAGCTGGGCCAGTACGACATGATCGTACGAGCTGTAGTAGCCCCAGAGCTGGTTATCGAACTCGGTACCGTCCATCGTGATGAACTTGCGGATCTTGTTGGCCATTTGGTTCTTTAGGGTGCGTTCATGGGTGAGGTGCGGGTACACGTTCTCCCAGATCCAATGGTCGTCTGGGACGATGCCCCAATTAAAGTTGGCGTTCTCCAAGTATAGTTCGCGACCATCTTCGGCCACGATGCCGAAGGAGATCAGGTTGATCTTCTCGCCATCCTCGTAGAACTCGGTGTCATACCAGTATCGCATATCAGTCCTTCTTCGCGTCGCAGCCGTTAGGACAAGGACCGGTGCCCCTGAACGCCCCGCAATCAGGGCAGTCGTACATCCACTTAATCACGTGAATTCCAATTCTGGGTGGTGCTGGTAGAAGGTGTGGGCCAAGTACATAGCTTCCACACGTTCCTTCTGGGTTGGCAAGTGTTTACCGTCCATATAGACAGAACACCCACACCTGGCGAGGGCCATCAACTTGGCAATCTCGTCTGCTAGATCATCGAGAGTCACTGAAACCATCCTCCAACAACTCTAGGAGTACACAACCAGTGTCATCAACCCCGGTTATGCGATAGGTGACCTTGTCCAGGAAGATAACGTGCTCCCCGTGGAACTTGACATATTGGGGGTCAGAAGCCTGGATGAATTCCCACGTCATTCTAGTGAACTGTGGTACGGGACCTTTGATGACCACGGTGTTATCGTCGTACCGCTCGAACATTAGTTCGTCACTCATCGTTACTACCCCCCTTCTTTTTGAAGTGCTGGATAAGCCCATACATGTTGATAGGGCCGAACAGGGCTACGCTGAAGAGGAAACCGTACTGGCCTGTGGTCAGAGCATAGAAAGTCCAGACGAACTGGTTCCCAAGTCCCAACCACAGGCCTGTAACGTTGTTCTTCAGCACCAGCAGGAAGCTGACAGCCCCGGATATGCCCAGGATGTAGCTTAACAAGCGCTTACCTTACTCATTCTCTTCTTCCTGGTTATCTGGATTCTTGTCGCACCCAGCCGCGTGGTTTGCTAGCCACGCTTCCGGGAAATAGCCACCACAAAACCAGCACTTACCTTGCCCGGAGGTGTTGAAGTCACCAACCGGATTTCCCCTAGCCATTGATCTCCTTGTCCCACCAGTAGACGCCAAGGGTGTGACCCTTCAAGGCCTCGCAGTGCCCCATAGCAGCGTGCATTTCGTCAAAGGTCCAGTGCTTCAGATGTGCCTCGTAGGGATTACCGTACACCGTGCCCTGAGGGGCATGGATGATAGGAAGGGACACCAGCATGTACCTGAAACTGTTCTTGCATCGAACGATAAGCTCACGAGCCTGGTCTTCCATGAGGTGTTCGAGAACATCCCCCAGGATTACCAGACCATCCTCTGTGGTGTGGTCGGGAAGTTCGATGTCCATGACGTTACCGATGATTACCTCATCGTACTTGTCTCGGAGATTGAACCTCTCGACGTACGGCTCCCAGATTTCTACCGCAGTCCATGTGCGGTAGGAAGCGTGCATATCGAACATCAGGTCCGAGTACGTTCCCGCACCCGGCCCGATGTCCCACACCCAGACTGGATTGGCATCCCGGATCTTCATCCGGGAGTAGTCCTTTCCCTCCTGGTCACTGTATGGCACTAGTGCATCCACACCAGCGACACAGCAAGGATGGCAGAAAGAACCACAACAGCAACAAGAGGTCTCATGTTCTTCAATCTAACTCCCCGCGTAGTCCCAGTAGTCAATGGCAGGAGGCAACAGCCTCGTGTCCATCAACGCCTGGATGATTTCGTTTTGCTCGTCGTATTCCATCTCGGAAAACCCGACAGGGAGATTGAGAACTCCCTGCCAGCGTCGTGGTTTCTCGAAGTAGACCACGATCTCTTCCCGTTCGGTGACTACCACTTCACGTTCACCTCAACCTTGGCGTCACGCATAAGCGCGAAAACCCGGTCAAGCTGTGCCTGGTTCAGGTCGTGGCCAAAGAACGACTCAGCCACTTCCCAAACCGTGGAATTCTCCACATCGACAGTCTCTTCCTCGTAAAGGAACTCGATGTACCCCTTCAGATCCTCGTCGGTTACGTTTCCTGTGCCCAACATGCTCTGAACCACGTTGCTGCTCCCTACCGCGATCTGAGACCGTCCTCCGCTGGTGGTTACATTGACGTTCATGCGTCTCCTAGGTGTCGAATCAGTTCGTCCCTGAGTTCACAGGCTTGCTCTTCGGTCATCACGATCGTTGCTTCTGCCCAGCTATCCATCAGGATTCGAGCCGAGCGGGGGAGCCTGAAGAACAGACTCCCCTTCCCGTCCAACTTCACGCGAATCCCCTGGGCTCCTTGGACAGGCCCTCGAAGTCAATCTGAGGTACCTGCCCCTTGTGGATTGCGTCATTCTCCAGCAGGATCTTGTACTTCTGCTGGGTCTCACGGTGCCACACGATGATGCCCTCAGCCTTGTTGGCAACAGTGAAGTCGCCAACCGGACCATCAAACGATTCAGGGGCATACCGTGCTGCTCCCGCAACCCGACTACCAAAGTGTCCCAGGTTCGTGAGCACAGTGGGAATAGTCATGAAGTCGGCCTGACCCTCGAAGAGGACCGGAACGAACTCCACAAGATCGGACTCTTCGATGTCAAGCTTCTGGGTGCCCTGGAACTTCCACGGAGAGAACAGCGCGAAGCGCTTCCCTTCGATACCCAGAGGGTTCTTCTGGATTCCCTCACCGAACCAC